AGAGTCTCAGCAGCCGCAGAGATATTTAGTTTAGTTAAAGACAAGGTATTAACAGCCTTTAGTATTGGTTTTAGAATTATGGACGCGGAGTATAATGCTGCAGCCGAAGTATTCATGATCAAAGAGCTAGAGTTAGTTGAAATTTCAATTGTTTCAGTACCATGCAATCAGAATACTGTATTTAGTTTATCTAAGGCGTTTGACAACACCGAAGACTACAGTAAATTTAAAGAGCAATTTGCACCCAACGGCACTTCAGCTAAAGGGCTAGAATCCACAACGGAAGCAATGAGCACAACACAAAAGGAATGGAAAATGAATCCAGAAGAACTAAAGCAAATGCTTGCTGACGCTGCCAACAGTGCTGCCGAACAAGCCACCAAGTCTCTACTAGCGGCTCAAGCTGCTCAATCAGAAAAAGCTCTTTCAGAAGCCAAGGCTACTGCAGATCTAGAAGCTAAGATTAAAGCTGCAGTTGCTGCTTCAATCCAGACCGTTGATACCGGTGCTGAGCGTCTTCTAGCTGAAGTTACAAAGCGTCTTGAAGATCAAAACACAGAATCAAAGTCTGCTCTAGCAGGTCTAGAAGCAGCTATTGCTGAAAAGACAGCTGAACTAGCCAAGATCCAAGCAAGCAAGATGCAATTTGCTGGCGATAAGGGTGGCGAAGCCTCTACATATCAAGAACGTGAAACAGCTGTTCTACTAAGCAAGATCACAGGTAAGAGCATTGCTGATACCAAGTACGGCAGCTTAATCATGACTAAGAATAATAATGTTGGTGGTCACTTACCTACCACTTCTGGTCAGTCAGTTTGGGAACTAGAAGTTTCTCTTAACATGGAAGCTGAAGTCCGTAGACGTCTAGTCATTGCACCTAATATTCGTGCAATTTCAATGAAGACCAACGTAATGACCATCCCTGTTAATCCAGAAGCTGGTCTAGCAACTTGGGTTACCAACGCAAACTTTGGCGCTGTTCCAGCTACCCTAGGTGCTGCAGGTGCTTCAGCCGGTACTACCGCTACTCATCAAGTTAAGGAAATCACCCTTAATGCATATAAGCTAGCTACCAATGAGTACATGAACTATGAAGAAGAAGAAGATAGTCTACTAGTTCTAATGCCTATCGTTCGTGACGCTATGGTTCGCCGTGTTGCTCGTGCTGTTGACCGTGCATATCTATACGGTGCTGGTCAAGGTGGCGATCCTGTCAAAGGTCTAGCTACTTGGGCTTCAGCTGGCAGCGTATTTGCAGGTACTACTGCTGTTACCGGTGCTTCTTCAGGTATCGTAACTGTTGCTGCTCTACGTACACTACGTAAAGATCTAGGTGCTTGGGGTCTTGATCCTGCTGAAATCGTATTCGCAGTCTCTACTGACGTATACTATCAGTTACTAGAAGATACAACCTTCCAAACCATGAACCAAGTTGGCGTACAAGCTACCTTACTAACTGGTCAAATCGGTTCTATCGGTAACTCACCAGTTCTAGTTAGCGGTGAATTCGCTACTAAGGCTACTGGTACTATGGGTGCTATCTGCTTCGCACCTGGTAACTTCCTAGCTGGTAATCAGCGTGGTCTACGTTTTGATACTCAAGAACTAGTTGAGACTCAGCGTCGTGTTCTAGTTGCTAGCCTACGTACTGGTATGACTCAAGTCACTACCAATCTAGGTAATGGCGTTGCTAAGCTAATTCACACAGCTTAATAGCTAAAACTTAAGGATAGGGAACTTCGGTTCCCTATCTTTTCTAAGGCCTGAGCCTTAGAAAAGATAAAAGGAAAACATATGGGACTAAGTCTAGTAACACTCGCAGAATATAAAGCCTACGTAGGAATTACTAGTACTACACAGGATGTTTCTATTAATTCTCTTATTCCAGCAGTTAGTAACTTAGTAAAACTAATCTGCCGTAGAACTTTTGTAGATTATGTAGATACCATGAAGGTAGAAGTGTTTAAAGGCGGTCCAGTACTTAATGTAGCTGAAACCCCTCTAATATCCGTAAGCACTCTTGAATACTCTTTAGACTATGGTAGTACATATACTGAATTAGTAGAATTTACTGATTTTGCTGTAGATCAAGAAACTAGTCAAATTGTTCCAATTAAAGCAATGAATTACTATCCTGACTACTATGCTGGAACCGGTACTACATTACGCTACAATCCTAGTCCTGAATTTCCTAAACGTATTAATGGTTACAGAGTAACTTATACTGCAGGATATGAAACAATTCCTTATGACTTAAAGATGGCCGTAATGGATTTAATCTCTTACCAGCTTAAAGGTGATGCCGCCGTTAAGTCTCAAAAACCAGTCGGTTCTAATACTATGCAAATTGAGTATATTCTTAATACTCATTTACCTGCGCACATTAAACGCGTATTAGATCAGTATACTGAAAGCTATAATTAATCATGAGTAAAGAAGAAGCAACTACTGCTATTAATAGAGTAATTATAGACTGTCTACAAGATAAAGAAGTACGAAAAAATCTAGATTCAGAGTACCATATATTAGATATATCTTTAAGAAGTCTGGAAGTAGCTAATAATAGAGGCGGGACTTCTCCCAAAATATTATGGAGTTCTTACTGGAAATTCTTTGTAGCTGTACGTAGTGACTGTAGTAGTAGAGGCTGTGTAGTATCTACACTAGAAACAGCATTAGAAAAATTATCTAAAGGTCGAGGGGTTTGCCTAATAGGTGATAATCTATTAGCATGTAGAAACTTCAATACTGCACGAGATTTTATATCTAAAATATCAGAAACTCCTGAACTTATTGATGATCCTAGTTTTGGACAATCATATAGAGAGCGTACTTTAAGCGAATTACAGACTGAATATGATATTCCTGCTACTATGGATAAAAATTTAAGTATATTAAAAGGTAAGGCGTATATACAAGCAAATGGAAGAATAGGTCAAATAGCTGAGGTACCTAATCCAAATGATCCAAGTAAACCAAAGCACGTATGGTTTGAAGAACCTAATTTAGGTCCTTTCTCTGAAGTAGCTTACTATAATAGTAGAGAAGATGAATTAAATAAGCTAGTTACTACAGGACCTTTACTAGGTCCACCTAGTTTTGCAGGTGCACAGGTAACTGTAAAATCTGAAGCTACTGGAATACCTACAGGTCCTACAGAAGGTAGTAGTAGTTCAGCTATGCGAGAAATCACTATATATATAGATAAAGATGGTAAAAGGTACCCTTTTATAAAGCGTAATAGATTATCTGTTTTAGATCTAGGACATGCATATCTTAGTTGGTCCGAAACAGGCAGAACCCCTCTAGGAGAGAAATTAGCGCGTATATCACAGCAAGCTATAAATTTTGACAGCACTACATCTGCCGCAATACATAGTATTATTAATAAATACCAAAAAGACTTAAACGATCATCATAGTACTGTAAAATGGACATTTTATAATGGAGTACCAAGCTCTGGCATAGAAAGCGATAGTGCAACTACTGTTATTAAAATGTCGGTGGGATACGTAGTTTTAACTGTACAACATCATAAACAGAATAATGCCCTAGCTGTGCATGAGGGACGAATTAGAGATGCAGTAGAAGCACAGTTAATAAATTTAATTAAAGATATCCCTGGTAGTAATACTATTAGTCAAGATATCGTAGAAGGTATTACTAATAGAGTATTAAAAAAATTAGGTGGTAAACCTAGAAAACTAAAACCTCATATACCTATTAAAGATAAGGTATATGTAGAACCTATAATTGCAAAAGCTACTACTACCGCAGTATCTGGTCCTAAAAAGACTAAGAAATCAGTTTCTGGCTCTAGGCCTCCTCCAATTCGTATTAGTAGTACTGGACGTTTTGTTAGCTTAATATCTTTACAAAATCTCCTTAATCAAAACTTAGCCTCTCAGATTCAGCAAAATATGGGCATTGGTGCCCGCAAAGATATTCTTAATTATCGTAGTGGACGTCTAGCAGGTTCTGCGACAGTAGAGAAAATGAGCGCTTCTAGAGAGGGTATGATTACTGCGTTCTACTCTTATATGCGTAATCCATACGCTACTTTCTCAGTAGGTGGGGCACAGTCAAATCCAGCTAGTAGAGACCCTAAACTGCTAATATCTAAGTCAATTAGAGAAATTGGAGCCACAATGGTTGGAAATAGAATGAGGGCGGTATTAGTATGAGTAGAAGAACAAGCATTGTAAAAGCCCTCGCTGAAAAATTCAAAGTTATTGATGGCTCCACAGGATACAAAACTAATATTTTTAACAACTCATCTCCGAAACTAAAGTTTTGGGATGAGACCAACGATTTCCCTTCGGTCTTCGTCGTAGCCGGATCAGAAGCTCGCGAATATCATCCTAGTAATTTTACCTGGGGGTATTTAGGTATAAGCCTTAAGGTTTACTGTAAAGGCGAAGATTCCCAACAACTACTGGAAGACCTATTAGAAGATGTAGAAAATGTTATTGATGCTAATCGTGTACTAGTATATGATGAAACCAATGGGTATGAAACTACAGAAATTTTAATAACTTCTATCACCACAGATGAGGGCCTTCTAGCCCCGTATGCAATTGGAGAAATTAATCTCCAAATTAGATACCAAATTATGTAATTTTCTAGTTTATAAAAAGTTCACGCAGATAAATATCTAGCTTATACTTCAAGTAGACTTCTACCTCTCAGGAGAAATCAATGGCAACAAGTAATATTAATCTAAGTAGAAATACAAAAGTATACTTCACAACAAATGTAAATACATCGGGTATTATTGCAGATGCAGACTTTACTACATCTAATACATACCAAATCCAAGTATTAGATGGATTTTCCTTCAACCAAGGAACCTCACAGTCAACGATTCAGATCTCTGAAGCGGGCAATAATCCTAGTCGTGGACAGCGTGCTTTCAATACATCTTTAAATCCAGTAGACTTTTCATTCTCAACTTATATTCGTCCTGTATTAACAACAGGCACTGCAGGCCCAGTTACATCAGCAGAAAAAGTATTATGGAATGCTTTATTCGGTGAAGTTTCTTTAGATGCTGCAGGAGTGGGGGTAACTAGTCTTACTAGAATAGCACAAGTTACTGGAACTGGAACTGCTGCTACTACTTCAAGTACTGCTTCCCCACAAGCTACCTTAGTACTATCAGCTGCTATAACGAAGAGGGTTAATACCACTAGCACTACCGGGGTAGCTGTATCTAAAGGTGATATTATTAATATTACTGGAGCAGATATTGATGCCTTTAATAGACCTGTAAAGATTATTTCAGATGTAGCAGCTACAGATACAGCTATTTACACTGTAGAGTATTTTATGGCTCCAGTTACTACCAGCACAGTTACTGTGACAAGTGCTAAAGCGTATGCAGGTCAGTGGGCCCAGGGAAATACTAGCACTACTGCTGCACTCAATTCTAGTTATGTTAGTACTATGGGTGCCAATAAGAATCAGTTACAAAAATTCGGAATGCTATTCGTAGTTGATAATGTTACCTATGCTGTTGATAACTGTGCTATGGATCAAGCATCCATTGCGTTCGGATTAGATACTATTGCTACATGTGCTTGGACTGGTAAAGGTACGTCTCTAAGAACTTCTACAGCATCTATTACTGCTAGTACTGCAAATGTAAAAGCAGCATATATTACTAATAAACTATCTACGATGGTTCTAAATAGTAATATTGGTGGTGATCTATATACCACCACTGCCTCTAAACCGTATACTATTCCTATTACTGGCGGCACTATTACTATTAGTAATAATATTACATATCAAACACCTACTAATCTAGCAGTTGTTAATGTACCTATCGGATACTATACAGGCCAACGTGCTATTAGTGGTAATGTAACAGCATATTTACGTACTGGAGATGATAGTACTAATTCAGGATCCTTATTAACTACTCTACTAGCTAATGTCACAGGTACTGAGGGCGTAGAACCTAAGTATTATGTGAAACTAGAAATGGGCGGCGTAGGCTCAGCTAATAGAGTAGACTTCGAAATGCCTGCTGTAGTACTACAAATTCCTGCTGTAAATATTGCAGACGTAGTTGCTACTACTATTAATTTCTCTGCTCAAGGTTTTAACCCTGACGTAAAAGGACAGCAATTATTTGATATTACTAAATCTAACGAATTACTAATTCGTTACTATTCAAATACTAGTTCAACTTAAATAGTTTCATAGAAGGTGGCTTGATCACCACCTTCTCTTTTTCCATGTATAATAAAGGATATAATCCATGTCAATTGACAAAGTCTCAGTTACTAGTCTATCACTAAAATCATTATTAGTTCCTAGTAAGCAAGTTGAAGTTGAGTTCCCTGGTTTTGCAGGCTTCAAAGTCCAACTTAATTTCTTATCACGTGAAACCTTAGTAGGTATTCGTAAGAAAGCTACTAAAATTACTTTTAAGAATCGCCAACCTACAGAAGAGTTGAATGATGATCTATTTCTACAGTTATATGTAGCTGCATCTATCAAAGGCTGGTCTGGTTTTAAATTAATTTATCTAGAGCAATTAGCTCCTGTTGATTTAAAAGGTCAGGATATGGAAGCAGAACTAGAGTTTAGTGATGAAAACGCATTATTCTTAATGAAGTCTAGTAGCAACTTTGATTCATGGATTTCGGAGCAGGTAACTGAACTGGGAAACTTTCAGAAATCCAGCGTAGGGAAGTAAACCAACAGCTGGATTCATATTTTCAAAATAGTTCCGTTAGCATGACTAAGGAACAGTATTTTGAAATGTGTGAAATGCTAGGTACTAATCCTATAGATTCCGAGATTCCAATAGAAATAGACGACTTACCTTTAGAAGTACAAGAAGCCATAAATATCTACAGTCATTTAAGAGATGACTGGGATTATACTGGTGGAAACTATATTGGGAAAAGTCTAATTGGATTTAAAGATATATTAAATATGTATGAAGTAAACAAATCTGACTATAAATATATGTATGAATTAATTATATATATAGATAGAATTAGAGCTAAACAAATACACGATAGTAAACCTAAGACTACTTAAAAAGCCTCCCTTGTTGGAGGCTTTTTTACGCCTCGCAGAAAAATACACGCTTGACTTATATCATCCTCAATGGTATAATTGTAGCAAATGTGAATACACATAATTTTTTTATACTGGCGGTACCAGGAGTAAATATGGCAGAAAATACAGTAAATATTGGTATTAACGTATCCGATAATGGTACAACAGCAGGCATCACAAAAAATGTACAGAATTTAAAAGATGTATTAGATCAAGCTGCAGCATCGGCTACTAAGATAGGTTCTGGTACTCCTACTGCGGGAAGTGCTACTACTAGTCGTATTACTGCAGCCAGTGCTCCTTCTAGTATGTCTTTTGGAGAACGTAGAGAGTATGGTACTTCAAGAGCGGTAGGTGGAGGTACAGGGGCTGAAGCTAGGGATTTTGCTAAGGAATCCGCAGGCTTAGGTGGAGTAGTACGCCTATACGCAGTATTTGCAGCTAATATTTATGCAGTAAGTACTGCATTCGAAGTTTTAAGTAAAGCTAATGCAGCTGACAGAATGATAAAAGCTTCTGAAATGCTTAGTATACAGATGGGGGCTAATCTTAAAAATATTAGTAAAAATTTACAAGAAGCTACAGATTATTCTTTAAGTTTTCAAGAAGCTACCCAATTCACTAATATGGGTATTGCTGCAGGTATTGCGGGGAAACAAATTGAAAATTTAACTAGAATTGCTAAAGGTGCCGCATCAGCACTTGGCAGAGATACGGGTGAATCTATCAGACGTATTATTACAGGTACTGCTAAACAAGAACAAGAAATTTTAGATGAATTAGGTATCTTTGTTAAAGCCAAAGATGCTTACAAAGAATATGCTGCAAAATTCGATATTAAAGGTGGTGCAGACGCTTTAAGTGCTCAGCAAAAAGTTTCTGCTTATGCAAATGCTGTAGAAAAAGCAGGAGAAAAGTGGAAAGCATTCGCAGATATTCCTGATCCTTTTAGTAAGTTTAAAGCCAAAGGTTCCGAGGCACTACAAGAATTATTAAGTAATATTAATAAATTAATAACACCTATAATATCTTTCTTAGCAGAATCTAGCGATAGAATTAAAGCCATAATGGTATTAATATCTGTCTTGTTAGTTAGAAGAGCGCTACCAGAATTAAAAGGTTTATTTACAAATCTATTTACTTTTGACGCAGCTCAAGCTAAAGCAGCAGGTGACGTAGCCAGACTAACGGCGGTAAAACAGTATGCGGATATTACTTCTGCATTGGAAGCTAAACAAGCAGAACGTGCAGCTTTAATGAATAGACCTACCAGCAGTACAGTAGCACAAGCAGTGGGAGGTTTAGCTTCTGTTAAAGGAGTACCCGGAGGTATTAATGTAGCTTCCCTATCTTCAGCTATTGCTGCTAAAGATTTAGTTACATATACTTCTATACATGGTATACAAACAGAAATAGCTAGAGATATAGCCAAACAATTGGCTTTAGAAGCAGATAAAACAGGTTTGATACAAAAACAAATTGATTTAGGTATACTATCTAAAGCTGCAACAGTAGATAATATAATCTTAGGTAAAGAATCTATTATAGTTTCCGAAAAGCTTCTGTTAGAAGCTAAGAGTAAGGCAATAGTAGAGGCCGAAACTTTAGCGTTACAAACCAAACAATTAACTTTATCTAAAGAATTAACAGCTATGGGCGCTGCGGGAGGGAAAGTACCCTTAGGCCCAACTGGAGGAGCTCCTACAACTGCAGGAACTCCTGTGACTCCTATTGCTAGCGCAGCTGGAGCCATAGCAGCAACTAAGGCTGAAGATGATCTAGCAGCAGCCCGTCTTAGATCCGGAGCAGCTGCAGGAGTATCCGGAGCAGCTGCTACAGGATTAGTAGTAGCTACTACAAGGGTAACAGTAGCTACTGTAGAAGCAGTAACTATGACTCAAGCATTTAATATGGCTTTAGCAAAAAGTGCTGCAGCTCATGAGAGATTAGCTACAACTATGGGGTTGGGTACTATAGCAAGCCTAAGAATAATGGGGAGTGTACTAGCTCAATCCTTTATGAGTATACTCAAATGGGAAGCAGGTATAGGAGCAGCAGCTGTAACAGCTACAGTATTTGGAAATGCCGTAGTATTTGCGGGAGTAGCTGTAGGTACATTAGCTAAAGCATTTATGCAATTTTTAGGCCCTATAATGTTAGTATGGGCTGCCTGGGATATATTCGGCGATAAAATCAAAGAACTATTAGGTATTAGTACTGACCTTACAAAAAAGCAAGAAGAATTAGACAAACAAAACAAAACTAGTAATGAAACTATAGGATTAATGGGGGCCTCACTTGACTTATTAAATACCAAACGTAAAGACCAGATTCAAACTTATGAAGATTTAGCAGCCGCTCATAGAATAGAAGCATCAGCTATGCAAGAAGCAAGAGCTGCTTTTGATGCTGCATCCAAAGCTGAATCAGACGTAACTAAACAATCTTTATTAGATGCTGCTAAAGCTGCTGCTGCCAAAAGAAACGATGTATTTAGTGAACGTGCTTATTTCTTTGAGCAATTGGCTAATAATACTGAACTAACAGAAAGTCAGAGAAAAGAATACAAGGAGCAAGCAGTTTTATTCCAGAATTTTGCAAATGGTAGAATAGCAATGTTGGATAAAATAAAGACTGCCGAAGATGCTGCAGGGGGTGCTAGGGCTAATAGAGATTATCTTAGAAGCCAGAACTCACCTGTAGCTTCCGAACAAGCAAATACTAAAGTAGTAGCTGCAGATAAGGAAGCTGCAGAAGCGAGAAATAGATTAACTGATTCTACTAAAGAGCTAGATGCCGCTGGTGTAAAACTTTTAGATAATAATAAAGCGCGATTAGAACAATCTCAATCTTTAGACGCTGCTACTTTAAAAAGCTCTGCCGTAATTACAAAAGGTTGGGAAGATGTAGAAAAACGTAGAAAAGAAATAGCAGATCCAACATCTAAAATAAAAGATGTTAAAGTTGAAGAAATGAGAACTAACTTAGTAAAGTTGTTCGATATGACTGGTAGTGTAATGCAGCAAGAAGGTCGTCGTAAGATAATATTAGACTCTCTAACTGATGCTCAGAAAAATACTGTAGAGGGTACTAAATCACATGCTAAAGCAGTTTTACTATTAAATATATATACTGCCTCGTTAGAAAAAAATGATAAAGATTTAATTAAAACATTAGCAGATGTAAAAGATGCTATGGACGAGCTATTCGGAGCTGTTGAAAAATCACTAAAACAAGCCCCTTTCAGAGCCTATACGGATGCTGCTGAAGCTGGTTTTATTAAGTTAAAGGCTGAAATTAATAAAACTGGTCTAGACATAAAACGTACAGATATGGAAATAGCAAATATTTCAGCAATAGATGCTAGAATTAAATCAATTCAAGGTTACTCAAATGCATTACAAATTGCAGCCTTGAATAAAGCAAGAAATGATAAAGCAGACCTAGAATTTACTAATGCAAATAAAACCGCTCAGTTAGAGTATGATAGAATAATAAGTAAAAAAGATCAAGAAGGCGATCCTAAAGCAAGAAAGCTTGCTAACGACGCAGCTTTAGTTGCACTTAATCTAGCAAAAGAAACTGCAGACTTAAATAAAAAAGCAGCACTTGCTGGCAATGTAAGTGTAAATATTAATGATAAAATAGCTGTATCCTTAGCAGTAATTGGAAAAAGATATGAAGAAATTGACCGCACAATATCTGTAATTATTGCAAAAAATAATGCTACCCTAACTTTAGACAAAGCTAGGGTAGATGCACTATCTCAACTCAATGCTTACTCCGAAACAGGGCTAGCACTTAGAACCCGTTCATTAGAGGCTGCTAAAATAGAATCAGATTATCTACAAGCCACATCCCAAGCGCAGAAAGATAAAGATAAAGCTCAAACAGAGTTAAATGCTAAAATACAAGACAGTACTAAATTAACAGAAGAAGAAAAAATAGCGCAGGATGAGATAAAAAGTATATACGATACAAAAATAGCTTTAGCTATTATATCAAATAAACTAGCGCAGGAAACTTTAAAAATATCTACAGAAACTAAATTGAATCTAGCTGCCCAAAATGAACTCGTAGAAAAACAGAACTTTGCACTTAGCCAATTAGAAACATTAAAAGCAAGAGAACTAATAACTAATGACGAGTACTTAGCCAAGAAGAAATTATTATCACTAGCTAGTTTAGAACAAGCCGCAGATAGGGAAAAGGGGCTAGCTATTAAAGCTCTTACGGCAGATTTAGTACCATTAGGCGAAAAATTAACAGCATTAAGCATAGTAGGTGCTGATACTACAGCACTAGATAACGAAGTTAAAGCAACAAGAGCTGCAACAACTGCCAAGTTAGAAGGTATAGATAGAGTAAAAGCGGCTAAAGTAGATCAAGCTAAATGGGATGCTAATCAAAATGAACGTCAAATAGGATACACTGAAACTTTTAAAACCGCTTTTAGTTCTATGAGCGATGCAGTTGCAGAATTTGCTAAAACTGGTAAACTAAACTTTAAGAGCCTAATTGACGATATGCTAGCCAATTTGATAAAGCTTGAAATGAATATGGCGATGAAGAAGATGGTAGGAGAAGGAGGGTTCGGAGGATTAGCTACTAAAGCTATTGGCTATTTATTTGGAGCACCTGCAGTACCTAGCGGTAGTTTCGATACTATGCCGGGCTCGGGTGCTGGTAGCGATCCTCGTATGAACAATGCAAAAGGTGGTGCTTTCGACGGCGGAATCAAAGCTTTCGCAATGGGCGGAGCATTTGCCAATTCCATCGTAAGTTCGCCAACTATATTCAAGTTCGCCAGCGGAACTGGCCTCATGGGAGAAGCAGGCCCTGAAGCGATCATGCCTCTAAAACGCGACTCTAATGGCAATTTAGGTGTACGCGCAGGTAGTAATAACAGTGGTGGAAATGTAGAAATAGTAGTTAATAACTATGGTAATCAACAAGCAACTACTAAGGAATCTACCGATAGTAGGGGTAATAGAAAAGTAGAAGTCATGGTTGGTGATATGACTGCGGGAGAAATTAACCGCAGTGGAAGTAGTTCACAAAAATCAATTCAAAGTACTTATGGATTACAACCAGCACTAATTAGGAGATAATATGGCGTATTCGTACTCATGGGCAGGAACTGGATTACCGCAAAACCCTCAGAAGGGGTTTTCGGAAACAGGAGGAGTTTTAGTAATTAGGACTCCTACTGACCAGGGCCCTGCAAAAATGCGATATAGAGGTGCTAAACCTCAAGTATTAAGTATAAGTTTTTTAATGACTAGCGCCCAAGTAGTTCTCCTAGAAGCTTTTGTAAAAGATACTATTAAGGGTACGGCACGTTTTGGATTTCCGCACCCTAGACTAATTACTGCACTAGGAGCACCTCTTATGGTAGAAGTAAGAATGGTTCCACAAGGTAGCGGAGATTACTATAATTTAACATATACAGCTCCAGGTTATTGGAATGTAGCATTACAATTGGAAGTACTACCATGAGTCGCTTGACCTCACTGTCCCCAGAAGCTATCCTTGCTATATTTTCTCCGGATGCAGATAGTGACCTATTCATGCTAGTTACTATCTATGATCCTAATCCTGTTACGGTGTCCGCAGGAAGTTTTATAGTAGGTAAAACCTATAGTATTCTTAGTGTAGGTACTACTGATTTCACAAATACCAGCATAGGTGCTATCAGTAATGCCGTAGGAACTATATTTAGAGCTACTGGAGTAGGTACTGGTACTGGTACAGCATCAGATATTGTAGCTATGCGTTTGTGCGATGGATATACTAAACGTATATCTGAAACTGCTGATGAAGTTATTTATGGAGTAACCAGTAGGGGTAATGATTTTACATTTTTACCGATACAAATTACTTTGCCTCAGGAAGACGAAGCTCAAGCTCCTAAATGTACTATAACTTTAAACGATGTTACAAGGCACGTTACACCTTTAATTAGAAGTCTTACAGCATCTCCTAAAGTATTGTTAGAACTAGTTTTATCTAAAAACCCTACAACCCTAAATAGGGTTGAAGTATCTTTTTCGGGATTATATATAACTAACTTTACGTATAATGCAGATTCAGTTGTAGCTACTCTAGCAATGACTGATTATGAACGGGAACCCTTTCCAATGCATACATTTTCTCCTAAATACTTTCCAGGATTATTCTAATGTGGTCAAATAAATATGTAGGTATCCCATACAAAGCTAATGGTAGAGATGAAACAGGTCTAGACTGTTGGGGATTGGCACGTCTTGTTTACTCAGAGCAATTTAATATTAACTTACCTAGTTTTTCTACTGAGTATAGTATCTCTGATAATGCGCGTATTGAGGAATTAATTGATCAATATCGTGAGGGGTGGAAAGAAGAAACTACCCCCGAAGAAGGATGTGTAGTACTATTTAGAATCTTAGGGGCTGAGACCCATATTGGTATCGCAGTATCTAACACTCATTTTATTCATGTGCGTGAAGGTAGCGATGTAGCCATTGAAAGTTTTAGTTCCGTAAAATGGGCAAAACGTATTGGTGGTTACTATAAGTACTCTACTGGAGCTACTCTAAATGCAATCCCACATCCTTTAAAAACAGAACGCATAACTGTACCTATTCCAGAAGGTACTACTTTAACACAGTTATATGACTGGGTTAATAAAGAATGTAATATTAGTCCCGAACTGGCTAAAATCGTACATATTATTGTAAATACCAGAGTAATACCTAAAGACCAGTGGGATATTACAATTCTAAAAGATACTGACGTAGTAGAGTATCGTGCGGTTCCAGAAGGTGGAAGTACCGGACGCCTACTAATGACTTTAGCACTAGTAGTTGCTGTTGCGTCTGGACAAGCATGGCTACTGTCTACACTAGGCCCTAGTGTAGGTGTTGCAGGAGCTGTTGGATCCACTGTAGGTTATGGACTAACAGGATTTTCTCTCACTGCTGCCACTACAGCAGCAAATATGGGCGCAATGATGATAGGCGGAGCATTAATTAATGCTATCGCACCTATTAGGCCTCCTACACAAATTAACCCCGCACAAAGTGCCTCCCAGTTATTGATTACTGGAGCAGCTAATCAGATTAATCAATACGGTGCAATACCTGTAGTTCTAGGTAAAATGCGTATAACTCCACCTATAGCTGCGGCATCCTTCATGACGTATGGTGGACTACGTAGTAAAACTGCAGTAGTCTATGCATTCAAAGCCAGTCCTACTATTCCAGTAGATACCCCCGGATCCTTCGTATATACTTTTAGTACTGGTGTATACATGCGGGATCTTTCATATTTTGAAAATGGTTCGGGATGGTACAGAAATCCACCAACAGGAATAGTAGGTAAGATATGGGTTGTTGCAACTTCAGCGGTTAATGTCCCCTTAAATTCAGAAGGTATAGCAGAAACAGTAGCATCAAAAGGTAATCCAGATGCTGTATTTGCTGGTAATGTGTGGTCTACTCCAATAGAAGTATTACCCAGGACTGGCTCATTATCCACTATATCTCCTGTTGAGGGACTACAAGCAGCCACAGTAATATTATATCAACGTACTGCTTTAGGAGCATCTCCAAGCCTTATTACTTACATAGATACACAATATAACTTTTCTAGTAAAACAGTAACAGGAATTCCTTCTAATAGTCTATGGACTACTAATCCCGATCCTACTAATTCTACAGGTGCACTACTCTGGTCTATGATAGCTACTCCCTGCTCGTTCGATGCAGTAGTTAATATTCCCTGGCAAGGATGGACCGCACCTAATTGCATCTATGAAGATGCTACTAGCTATAATTATTCAGAATCTTACCTAACCATGATGTTAGGTTGGGGTTACGGGCCTTTAGCTATTGATGAAAATTCTTTATGTATTGGCACTACTCCTCTAGCAAACTATCATGATGTAGCCCAGTCTACTATTAATTATATAGCCCCTCCTAATGAAACTAAACTTAAAGAATTTAAATCAATTTATAGTAGTTTAGTGCAACAAGATCCTATAGGAGTAGAACTACTATTTCCAGGATATACTAATGTGGTAGTAGGGACAGGTAAAGGTGATGCCGCATTTACTACTACTACATCTGTTGATTACGTTGGACAAGATGCATTTACTACTACTACTACTACACAGGTATCAAATGCGCAAAGTGAGCCAATATTTGCACAAAAAATAGTGGATAATGCTGGCGGCACTCTATGGACTACTAAATTTATTGCACCTTTAGCTATTGATGGAGTTATTAGACCTGTACAAAAAGTAACTATAAATATTCAGTATCCTAACGGTCTCAGAAGAGTATATAGCCTTGGTAAGCATGCTGGAACTACTTTCCCAGCGGTACATAAAATACAATACCAAGTACGTTATAATTCTGATATTAGTGCTTCTTCTACTACTCCTACAGGTTGGACTGATTGGTCTGTTCTTAATACTATTGATCCTACTTCTTCAGCTCCTGTAGTAGATGGATTTACCGCCGTTATCCCTATTACTATATCTCAAGCTAGTTTACCCTTTGAAATTAAAATACGCAGAGCAGTTCCTAATGAAGGTCACCATACTGACGAAACCGGAGAAAATCAAGATTTAAATTATGAAGAATATTCTAAATCTATTCTTCAGAGTGTTACAGTATACAGAGATTCAGCAACAATAATTAATGATCCTATTAATTGTTCAATAGCTAAAACTGCAATAAATATTAAAGCCACCGGTCAATTAAATAGTCAGATTCAAGGTATTAACGCACTAGTACAAACTTATTGCCTATCTTGGACCGGTGCAGCTTGGGTAATGCGTGCTACTAGTAATCCTGCAGATTTATTTAGATATATTCTACAACATCCAGCAAACCCACAAAGAGTCGTAGATTCAGATATAGCTACTAAAATTGATTTAACTAGTTTACAAGAGTGGAGTGTCTACTGTAATACTAAAGGATTCGAATATAATGCAGTACTAGGTGCTCAACGCAGTGTACTAGAAGTATTACGAGATATCTGCGCAGCAGGTAGGGCATCACCAGCTTTAGTAGATGGTAAATGGACTGTAATTATTGATAGAGAAAAAAGTAATATAGTTCAACACTTCAGCACACATAACAGTTGGGGCTTTGAATCTACTAAATTATTACCTAAATACCCCGATGGTTTAAAAATACAATTCTATGACGAAGCGCATAATTATACCCAAAAAGAAATTATAGTATACGCTAAGGATAAGAATAAAGATACCGCAATTTTATTTGAAACTATTAGCTTACCCGGTATTACTAAAGCTGCTTCAGTAATAGATCATGCACGCTGGCATACTGCACAGATTAAGTTACGTCCAGAAATCTATACTTTAAATACAGATATTGAATATTTAGTATGTAATCGCGGAGATCGCGTAAAAGTAAACCATGATGTACCTATGTGGGGCCTTGGTAGTGGACGTATTAAAAACGTATTAAGCAGTACCACGTTTGAATTAGATGAATCTTTAGCTATTAAGCATACTGATAGCTATACTATGCGCATTCGTTCTAATACAGGCGCAAGTAATACTGCCACAATAGTTACTAGTTATAATTTCAGCGCATATTCTGCAATTAGTAATAATATAACTCTTACTATTGGTACTCATGCAGTACAGGTAGGGGACTTCTTAACTATAAGCAGTGGAACCTCAACTTTAAATACCTCTTCAGCTCAAATAACAGCAATATCACCAACTACTATATCTTATGTTAAGAGTGGAGTACCCCGTACTGGTACTACAGAACTAATAGGAACAGCAACTTTAAATGATGGGTACTATACCTTTGTAAAAATAAATACTGCTTTAACACAGAGTCCTGGAGATTTATTCTTATTTGGTATTTTAAATCATGAATCTCAAGACTTAATTGTAATAAGTGTAGAACCTACAGGCTCTACAAAATCAGCTAGATTAACTCTTGTAGATTATGGTGTAGTACCTAATGGTGGATATAACATCTTTAATAGTTATGCAGATGAAACTGCAGCACTAGTATTTGAATCCAATATTACACTACCCCCAGTATTACAGATAGATAATTTAGGTACTTTTGTACCGGGTATAGTTAATACACTAGTACGTAGTGATGAATCAGTAATGGAATTAATTTCTGCGGGAATATTTACATATAAAATTAAAGTGCCTTATACTAATCCTTTAGGCATGCCTACTACAGTTGCATCGGTTGAAGGCCAAATAAAACTAACTAATGGAACTAGTGCTAATATTAGTAATGTAACAGTAAATTTCAATGATGGAATTATTGCATTTACTGGCGTACAAGAAGCAGCTTCATATGATATAAAGTTACGATATATTGGTAAAGATGGACGTACAGGTGCATGGACTACCCCCTTTAGCCATACTGTAGTAGGAAAATCTAATCCACCTAGTAATGTTACTACTTTCGCAATTAATTTTAGTGAATCTGCAATTAATCTATCTTGGGATCCCTGTCCAGAAGTAGATTATGCATCTACACTAATTAAATATAATACTATAAGCTCTACCTTACCATACGCTGCCCCAGTACAAAGTGACTGGGATAATGGTACAGTACTATTTCAAGGTAGTGCTAATAGATATGATTGGGTAAGGCCCGGTACTGGCACATACCGCATACTAGTAAAACATATAGATACTAGTGGTAATCCGAGTGCGCAATTTACTTACAATACTATAAACTATGTAAAATTTGATTTAGCTTCAATTAGAGTTGAGTTATCAAATCCCACTCCTTTAGTACCTGCTGATAGCGCAGGTAACTCCCCTAGTTTAGCAAGTAGTGGAACAGAAATAAGAGTTTATGAAGGAGATACTTTATTAACGTATGACCCAACTTCTACAGCAAATGGATACTGGCATTTTAGTAAAACAGATTCGGGGGTAGTTTCAGCTGCTACCATTACAGATTCTGGAGCTTATGCTACTGTAGGAATTTTACAAAGTTTTTCAAATACTACTTCTGGTACTGTTTCATACGCAATAGTTGGTAAATCTACTTTTGGTAGTACTATTACAAAAAATGTAGTACAAACATATACTAAAGTTAAAGCAGGTGCCGATGGCATAGTAGCATATTTAACTAATCCAACTCATAATCTACAAGCAGCTAATAATGGTGATTTATTATCGGGGGAAGCGGCTGCAGCGAGTACTAAATTTATAATAGTATCAGCAGGCAGTGATATAACATCTTCATATACTATTTCTACAGGTACTACTTCCGCTGGTACCCTTACTAGTGGATTGACTATAACTAAAACAGATCCAAACATATTTACAGTAAATACTCTTACTGCAGATAGTGGATATGTAGATTTAACAGCTACTAGAGCAAATTATCCTAGTATTGTTCTAAGATTTAGTGTGGCTAAATTCAAAGTAGCAGTAAATGGTATTAGCCCTATATTAGTGTATTTAAATGCTACTTATCAAAGTAGCATTTATGATAAAGATGGACTTAATCCAGGTCCTTCAACTACTACACTAACAGCTACTGTTAAAAATCTTACAGGTAGCATTTATTATAGATATACTATTGATGGAGGAACTCCAACAGTTAATGCCGTTAATGTGGGTACCTTAACTTATAATTTTCCTACTAACTATTTTAACACCTCTAAAAGCGTGTTAGTAGAAGTATCTAGTACTACCAGTTTCACAACTATATCAGCCTCAGACTATCTTACTATTACTTCTACTAAAATAGGAGTCCCAGGAAACTATATTGATTATATGTTTCAGCGTTCTAATACTAATCTAACTACTGCTTCTACTGTTCCTAATCTTGCAGCCGAATGGAAGGATGCTCCTCCAACAGGTACAGATGTATTATGGGTTATCACAGCAGAAAAGACCTACGCAGGAGCCCTAGTAGGTGCCTGGTCTGTTCCAGCAAAATTAGGAGGTGAAGGAGTTATAGTAGAGTATTCTGCAACGAATACTACTGTTGCTAACACTTGGCACTCTGCTCCTTTTGTTACTGGTGATATTTTTATGCGTCAAACAATAGGTACAGGCGTTGCTGGACCTCCTATTAGAATTGTAGGTGAAAAAGGAGTCACAGGACCTACAGGAGGTGATGGAGTCACAGGACCTACGGGAGTTACAGGTGGTACAGGACCTACGGGAGTTACAGGTGGTACAGGACCCACGGGAGGTGATGGACCGACAGGACCGACAGGAGCTCCTGGCAACTATACTGATTATATGTTTCAGCGTTCTAATACTAATCTAACTGCTGCTCCTACTGAACCTAGCCCTGTACCCCCATGGCAGGATGCTCCACCGGTAGGTACAGAATTATTATGGGTTATTTCAGCAGAAAAAACCTATGCAGGAGCTCTAGTAACCGCATGGTCTGCCCCAGCAAAATTAGGAGGTGAAGGAGTTATAGTAGAGTATTCTGCAACGGATACTACTGTTGCTAACACTTGGCATTCTGCTCCTTTTGTTGCCGCCACTGATATTTTTATGCGTCAAACAATAGGTACAGGCGTTGCTGGGCCTGCTATTAGAATTGTAGGCGAAAAAGGAGTCACAGGACCTACAGGTGGTACAGGCAGTACAGGACCAACGGGAGTTACAGGCGGTACAGGACCAACGGGAATTACAGGACCTGCAGGTTCCAACCTTATCGCAGCCTCCGGAAATTCAAACTATGGCGGAATTACTAGTTGCTATCTTAAAATAAATGGTGTAATACAAGGAGAAACATCCCCCCGGGGGCATAGACTTAAAGTTATAACCCGCTATCCGACTACTTCAACATGGGCATTAACGCGCGATCAAAATTATGATACGTGGGAACACACTCCCTCAACTGGGGGCCCCGCATCTGAGGGTACTGCCGACGCTTTAGCTTTAGTTATTGATGGTATTGTAGATACTAATTGTATAATAGTACTTACCTCAGACGATGCTTGTCAAGTCACACCTAACTTACGTGCTGCTATTAATAATAAAGGCGGTAGTTCAGATGCTATTTGGACTAGAGCACTTTATCCAGCCCAGGCCGCTAGCTATGCGCATGTATTTATTGGAGCTCCCGGTCTTCTTAAAGGCCAGGGATTTGAGAAAGTTTCGTTCGACCCCAATCCTAGTAGCGAGTCGGTAGCACAGGGAGGAAATAGCGGAATATCTGGTCCAGTAGCAGTTAGTTCGTATTTTACTGTTGCTACTGGTTTAATACTGAATGGTACCCCCGGTGCTACAGGTGCTACAGGTGCTACAGGTGCTACAGGTGCTACAGGTACTTCAACTCCAGGTACCGCAGGTGCTACTGCAGTATTTGCATATCAAGTACTAACAAGTACTTCTATGCCTAGCCCTCCTAGTATTGCTGCTGCACAAAGCCCTACAGCAACAACAGCAGTATCTTTAGCTTCAGGAGTTTCTAGTACTACACTTTGGTATACTTTACCTAAAATTACTTTACTACCTAATGAGTGGCAGTTCCAAGTATCGGGTACTAGATCAGCAGCTGGGGGGTATACTTGGCAAACCCAAGGATACTTATCAACCTTCAAAGTTGGTAAACTAGATGCTCTTTCGGCAGATATAGGTGCTATTACTGCAGGTAGTATTACTGGTGTAAGTTTGAAGGTAGGTACTACTCCTCCAACGATAGCAGGAACTGGTATTACTTCGGGTACTGCGGGTGCTCTTCTAAATACTGATGGATCTTTCGCCTTAGGTAAAAATGGAACAAGTATTGTAGCTGATACCGCAGGTACTATTACACTAACAGGTAAGATAGTACAGACTGGTAATGTTGCAGATTTAGCAATTGGTGCGGGTCAAATAGCTGCAGATGCTATTACTGCAAATAAGATAAATGCCGGTGCAATTACTACAAGTAAATTACTAGTAACAAGTCGGGGGCCGACTTTAACTGCTGACCCCATGGGCCAGGATGCCGGAGTTTGGCCAGCATTTACATTATACACAGGTCTCACAGGTATACCTGGAGGAGGTACTACTGCTATCGGTACTAATGCCGGAGCTGTTATAGACAATGGATATTCTACTCAATATATAGCCATAGATAGTACTAAAAATTATAAATTTGAAGCACTAGCTAAACAAGTAAATAGTTCGACTGGTACAGGCTATTTTGCTTTTGTTTGGTATTCAGATATTGGTGTTGCTACAAATGCAAGTGGTAACGGGTGGCCTAGTGGCTACGCAGAAAATACTTATGCTGGATTAGCTAATACTGTAATCCCTAATGACTGGACTAGGTATATAGTATCTTTTGGGCCAAATGAAACTTATAAAATACCTGCTGCCGCTAGGTACGTTAAATTAGGTGTATTTTTAAACTATTATACAAATGGCGGCGGTACATGCTATGCTACTAATATTAGATTAATGGAAAAAACATCTGCAGATCTAATTGTAGATGGAGCAGTTACTGCTAGTAAAATTAATATTACTGGTGGAAATGCAACCAATAGAGTAGTTATAACAGAAAATTTGATTACTGTATTCGATAGTGGTAATAACCCTAGAGTTAAGTTAGGAAATTTAGGATGACATACGGACTACAGATATTCGATTCTGTAGGTACTAAAACTTTCGATTCCACAACCGCCGCTGGCGGTTGTGTAGTTGATATGGTACCTCTTATCATTAATAGTGGTACAGGAAGCGTATATAATACAGGTACTCAGACAGGTATGCAATATAAAACATACCCCGATTTCGCAGGAAGAACTGCGTATGTTATATTAATATCCGGATACGCAAATAATACATCTCCTGTAGTAGACTATGATCTAGGATATCCTAGAGTAACTTTTTATCCTTTTAGTACGGCTGGTTATAGTACCGCGTATCCTCCTGAAGTTTATATGGTATTTGTACTATGACATACGGTCTTAAAATAGATAACTCTTTAGGAAAATTAGTTCTTTCTTCAGATGCATTAGGTTATAGATATGTAGGTACTGCCAGTTTAGTATCTTCAGCAAGTAAATCTGGTACATTTGGTACACTTACGCCTTATGTATATAGCATAACATTACCTGCAGGCGCAGTGTATCCTATAGTAGGTATAAAATTAACTCCGAATTCTCTTGTTAATGTATATTCTGTATCTAATGTTCAGCAAGCTACATCCCTAACATATATTTATGGATATGCAGGAGCCAAAAGAGCGGTAGATACTAGTACAGGTAATATATATTTTAATTCTGATAGCCTTTCAGGTGGTTTAGTATACGGTCAAAACTATGGTATATTAACAGTTAGAAATAACTGTATCTACGAAGGAGAAAAGATTGTATATGGATTAGAGTATCAGGCTTCCCCCCCAGGATATAGAGCAGTTTATCCACCTACTAATGGCAGTAAACCCGCATCATATATTCCCACTACTTCAAAATTAGTTATAACAGTTGATTCTATTAGTACGGCTACTAACTATAGAAATTACTCTGCTTTAACCTTCTCTGTGCCTACAGTATACGCCTTTTGCCCCTATGTTAATTCTGATGGTAATTCAGGGTATGGTTTAAATTTATATGATTCCTCAGGTACTAATCTAACTTTTAGTTCTAATAAACTACCTATGTCTATCAATCAAACTAGAGATTTTGCATATGCTACTACGTTTAAAAGTGACGGTTATGGATCTTTTAATAATGGTTCAGACCTTTATACGACGGGACAATCTATGTCTTGGAATAATATAACTAATCCTGTAATGCTAGTAGGGCAAGGATTAGGCAGTGTAATATGCGAAAGACAGTCTATAAACCCAGGAGAAATTATATTTGAAGAGAATTTTGGATGGATGTATATAGGCAGTACCTTAATGAGAATGCCCTATAGAGTAAATCAATCATCTTTTACTTATGATACCTCCTTGGATAGTGTAGATGTTAATGTATCCCCGGTAAGAACAATAATAGTTGATGGTACTAATTTTACATAAAGGAACAAAATGGCTTTAATTAAAGATTATCCTACACAATTCGGGGTAACTGCAAATTATCATAAAATAACTAAAATTGAGTTCTTAGTTAATAATTTAACAGTTAGTATCATAGTTGCAGTATACGCTACGCAAGCTGCATATGATACTGGTAGTAGTCCTATATGGAATGAATATGTTGCTATACCTTTTTCACAATTCAAAAGTGATCCTAGACAAGCATTCTATCCATTATTAGAAACTTATGTAAATTCTTATCTCACAGGTGCACAGTCATCTTTTACTGGAGACTTAGATATTGCTAATGCTTTAGTACTAAAGCCGTACGAACCTCCACCCCCCATGCCTGTAATACCTGCACCAGAACCAGCACCACCTGCACCACAGTTTTAAAATTAAAATTAAAATTCCAACTCTCGGGTTGGAATTTTTTTGGTTTGACTGTAGAATGCCTGCATGGTATAATAAGGTCAATTAAATTAATATTGCCAATATTTTTTGGCTACTTATATAGCAAAAGGAATATAATATGGCTATTAGATTTGTTCACGGAGACACAGCTCCGCAATTGAAATTAACTATTAGTGATAGTGTTGCTGGTTCCGAGCTATCTCTTACTAATTATAATATTAATATGTATGTACGAGTTGCGGGTACTACGCCTGCTACTCCTATTTTAATTAAAACTACTGCTGGTGGGGGTATTGTTAAATCTAATCAAACTACTTTTCCTGGTGAGTGTGTTGTTAGTTGGGTTGCTGGAGACTTAAACCTAACAGCAGGTAGCTATGAGGCTGAAATTGAATTAATAGGTATGACTGGTACTGTTGCAGCAGGTATTGTAGAAACAATATACGATTTAGTAAGTTTTTCCGTACGTGCTGAGATGGGACCTAGTGCTGCAGGTGCACTAGGTTAAATAATATGTTAGGAGTTATAGCTAGTATAGGATCTGGTCTTATAGCACTTATAGCTAAACAAAGTGAAAAAATAGCAGGTGTCCTAGCTGCTAGTGATAAAACTACATCCGTAGATGTAACTAGTAATCTATCCGCTAGTGTAGAAACACGCAGTGGAATATTAGTAAATATTATTGCTATAAGTAATAAACTTGCAAGTGCAGAAAATTCTCGTAACTTAGTACTTTCAGTAGTACAAGGTATATTTATACTTATTCTACAATTCTTTGATACTGTAGCTATTAAAGATAGTACGCTTATTGGTATTAATAAAAGTATTACGGATGATCTCACTACAGTAGATATTACTATAGTTGAAACTACAAATTTAGGTACTATCAAGAATGCTGTAGAACCTATAACTTTAGTAGATGTTCCTAGTACAGTTACTAGCTTTAATCGCACAGTTACAGAACCTATAACTTTAGTAGATGCTCCTAGTACAGTTACTAGCTTTAATCGCACAGTTACAGAACCTATAACTTTAGTAGATGCTCCTAGTACAGCTACTAGCTTTAATCGCACAGTTACAGAACCTATAACTATAGTTGAAACTACAAATTTAGGTACTATCAAGAATGCTGTAGAACCTATAACTTTAGTAGATGTTCCTAGTACAGTTACTAGCTTTAATCGTACAGTTACAGAACCCATAGCTTTAGCAGATACTCTCAGTACAGTTACTAGCTTTAATCGTACAACTACAGAACCCATAGCTTTAGTAGATACTTTCAGTATAGCGGCCAATTTTAACTCTACTATTTCGGATCCTATAACTTTAGTAGATGTTCCTAGTACAGTTACTAGCTTTAATCCTGCTATTTCGGAACCTATAGCTCTAGTAGATGTTCCTAGTACAATTACTAGTTTTAATCGCAGAGCTACAGAACCTATAGCTCTAGCAGATATTGGTAGAATTACTATTTTTAGTTATTCAAATCCTGATTATTTTAGTGAAGACTACGTTGGTACTTTTACTACATTTTAAAATTTAAGAAAGAATTATATGAATTCCAATAAGGAAACACTAAGTATTAAAGGCAATTTAAATATTGTTCTTACAGATGCACAAGGTAATATTAAAGATACTAGACAAGTAACTAATTTAGTAGTCTCTTCGGGAGTTGCATTTATACTAAATAGATTAAAAGATAATGTGACATATGCTACTGGTATGTCACATATGGAAGTAGGTACTAGTGCTACAGTTACTGCATCAACTCAAGCTGCTTTAGCAGGTGCTACAGGTACACGGGTAGTAACTTCTAGCTCAATAACTGCTACTACAGCAAGCGGAACAATTTCGTATTCCGCTACTTTTGGAACCGGAGTATCGAGCGGACCTCTTACAGAAGCAGGTATTTTTAATGCTTCAACTGGAGGCATTATGCTATGTAGAACAGTCTTCCCTGTAATTAATAAAGGTACAAATGATACCATGACTATTACGTGGGCAATTACAATAACTCCAGGATAAAGAGATCCCTAAATGACTATTTATACTAGACAGACAACATCTACTACTAGTATTGGGGTAGTGAATTTGGGAAATCCCCTAAATAATACACAACTTGACCAGAATTTTATATTTCTGAACGATAGTAAACGTCCTATCCTTACACGTATTGGAACAGTAGTATCTACTGCTACTGTAACACCAAGTACAGCGTCTGATCAGTATAATATTACAGCTTTAGCTACAATAACAAACATAGCAATCCCTACAGGTAGTACTGCTTTTGATGGACAAAAATTAACTATACGTATAAAAGATAATGGTACTGCATACGCATTGTCCTGGGTAACTACTACAGGAGGATATAGAGTAATAGGTACTATACTACCCCTTACTACTATAGCTACTAAAATTACGTATATTGGATGTATATATAATGAGGCAGATTCTTTTTGGGACGTAGTTTCTGTAGCACAACAGGTCTAAAGGTTAAATATGCTAAAAATTGATTTTCAAAAAACCCAAGATCTAACTACATTTTCTGACGCTATATACTTACCTGAGGATCATACATTTACTGAAGCAGACATTGAAGCAATGAAACAAGAACGTTTCGATACTTGGTTAACTATTATTAATCCTCCTATCTTACCTGTAGAGGAATAAAATGGCTACAAAATATTGGGTAGGGGGTTCGGGTACTTGGAACTTAAGTTCTACTGTAAATTGGTCATATACATCCGGAGGTACAGGAGGTGCTCCTGTACCTAACTCCTCAGATGATGTAATTTTTGACCAGGCGGGTACTTACGGCATTACAATGACAGGAACAGCAACTATTGCTACTTTAGTAGTTAGTGCAGCAAGTTCTTACACTTTTAGAAACGGAATTTCCCCCGCTCTTATAAGTACTGCAGGTACTTTAAATTTAGCAACCGGCACTACTTGGAACTGTACAGGAGCACTTACATTAGGAGGTTCTGGTACTGTAACTACTAATGCCGTATTAATACGTAGCGGTACTATAACAATTAATACTGCTGGTACAATTACTCTTGGTAGTGCCTTAACTACGCTTTCTACAAGTTACTTTTACCATACACTGGGTACTCTTGCACTTGCCGGTTATACGTTAACAGCAGGATACTATAGTTCAACTAATGCTAATACTAGATCTATTGATTTTGGAACTAATGGTAAAATATATTTAATTTGGAATGTCCTTAATTCTATAGTACTTTCCATGGGTACTATTACCAACTTTACCTGGGCAGGTACTGGAGGATTTTATCTAAATGCAAATATAGCTAAGAGTATTGTCATTGGGCAAAGCGGAGGAGGTAATGCATACAATGCTCCTAATTTATACGTATATGCAGGAAGTGGTACATTATCAACATCTTCCAGTTGGTTCAACATATTAGATTTTACAGGATTTACTGGAAGTGTTGCCTCCGGCTCGGTAAACTTTAATACTTTAATATTACCTACTACAGGCTCTTTCCCTTTAACAGTTAATTTTATAGGTACAGGTGGTACTTATACATCAAACAGTAGAATTATAACTGCATTAAATATTAATTCTGCACCGAACGGAACTCTTAGCATAGGCAGTCCCCTATCAACTAATGCTGATATTCCAAGTGTTACTCTTACCCAAGGTACTTTAGATCTTAATGGACATGATTTATCTACAAATACATTTATATCCTCCAATACCAATATTAGAAGCATTAATTTCGGTGCAAATAAAATAACGTTAGGTGTAGGTGTAGGCGGTAATGTACTTTCTATGGGCACGGCTACTAACTTTACTTGCTCAGGTACAGGTGGTTTTACGACGTTATCGGCCACAGGAAGTAAAACTCATACATTTGGAAATACAGCAGGCGGTAGTAGCAGTAATGCTCCTAATTTAAATATACTTGGCGGAACTGTTCCTCATACTTTATCTACTGGAAGTTACTTTGGGATATTAGATTTTACAGGCCCTACTAGTTATAATTCTGTCAATACTACTGCAATAAATGTAAACTCGCTAATACTATCTGCCCATCCTTCTGCAACTACTGCATATCGTAGCATGTCTATAACTGCTGTAGGTACTGGTACTATTAATACTAATAATAGAGCTATACCTGCATTTACAGTTAATGCCCCTAATGGGGTAGTAACATTAGTAAATGATCTTACTATTCTAAACTCCACTAATACAGCTGGTCCTGTAATATTAACTGCCGGAACACTGGATATAAATAACTATACACTTAATGCAGCAACATTCGATTCTACCGGAGGTACCTCTCGTGCTTTAGTATTAGGAACAGGTATACTAAATATATCGGGGTCTTCTTTTTTTGCTCCTGCTTCCCCCGAATTAACTACACCGACTTCAGGAACAATTAATTTAACAAGTGCAAATATTAAAATCTTTACAGGTGGTAGCGCATCATGGCCTACTTTAAATCAAGGTGGAATAGGTACTCTAGTTATAGCAGGTTCTAATACTTTCGCAAATATAACTAACACTGTACAACCTACGAGTATTTTATTTACAGCCGGTACTACTAGTACTTTTACTAACTTTTCACTAGCGGGTACTCAAGGTAACCTAGTAACAATTAGTTCTTCTACTACTATACCACATACTCTGACAATGGCAATGGGTAGAGCTAATAGCTCCTATTTAAATATTAGTTACTCTAATGCTACAGGTGGGGCTATATGGAATGCGCGGTCTAGTTCAACTGATTCAGGCAATAATTCAGGATGGATATTTTCAGACCCAAGTACTTTCTTTTTAGTATTTTAATAAAAAATCCAACTTAGGTTGGATTTTTTTTGGTTTGACTATACTATGCCTACATGATATAATAGCTTAAAATATACCAGCACACTATATTTGTGCTAAATAGACGTTGTCTGACGCCAACAAGGAGAATGTATGGCAGCACCTACTAAATTGAATTTCAAGATCTACCAAGGCAGTACTTTTACTGAAACTCTACGTTGGGAAAGTGACTTAAAAGTATATGTTCCTATTACGAACATAACAAAAACTGCCCCTATGGTAGTTACTGCAACAAATCATGGAATTCCTATTAATTGGCGAACGAATATATCTAATGTAGTAGGTATGAAAGAAGCTAATACTACAGATTACATTAATGCTACTGCAGTAACTAGTAATACTGTTACTTTTAACTCTATCAATGCTGTAAACTATAGTACTTATACCGCAGGAAGTGGTATACTATCGTATAACCAACCAGTATCTTTATCTGGATACTCTGCACGTATGCAAATACGTGAAAAAATTACTAGCGATACTTTCATCTTAGAACTAACCACTGATAATGAATTTATAGTACTAGATGATATTAATAAAATAATTACTATAAATATTCCTGCAATATATACTGCTTTATTTGATTTCAAAACTGCTATATATTCCTTAGAGCTAACTACAGGAACCGTAGTAGAACCTTTTATCTATGGTAGTATTAGTCTAGAACCCGATATTACGAGATAATTATGGACACTTTAATTGACGTTAAAAATTCTTATATTATTCAGAAAATACCTACCACTAATATTATATTAGCCGGTACTCCAGGACCCAAAGGTGCAGATAGTACAGTACCGGGTCCTACTGGTCCCATGGGTCCTACTGGTGTTATAGGGCCTTCAGGCGGACCTACAGGCCCAACGGGTACAGCAGGTGCTACAGGTGCTACAGGTGCTACAGGTGCTACAGGCTCAGCTGGAGTTGCGGGCCCAACGGGTACAGCAGGTGCTACAGGTGCTACAGGTGCTACAGGTGCTACAGGTGCTACAGGTGCTACAGGCCCAGCTGGAGTTGCAGGCCCAACGGGTACAGCAGGTGCTACAGGCTTAGCTGGAGTTGCAGGTGCAACAGGCCCAACAGGTGCTACAGGTGCTACAGGTGCTACAGGCCCAACGGGAGTAGCAGGTGCTACAGGTGCTACAGGTGCTACAGGTGCTACAGGTGCTACAGGTGCTACAGGTGCTACAGGTGCTACAGGTGCTACAGGTGCTACAGGTGCTACAGGTGCAGATAGTACTGTAGCAGGACCAATGGGACCAACGGGCCCAGCAGGTACTGGTACTGGTACTGGTACTGGAGATATAGGCCCAACAGGTGCTACAGGTGCAACAGGCCCAACAGGTGCTACAGGGGATGCTGGCCCAGCAGGCCCAGCAGGTGCAGCGGGCCCCACGGGTGCTACAGGTGTAGCAGGTACAACAGGTGCTACAGGCCTAACAGGTGCTACAGGCCCAACGGGAGTAGCAGGTACAACAGGTGCTACAGGGGATGCTGGCCCCACGGGAGTAGCAGGTACAACAGGTGCTACAGGTGCTACAGGTGCTACAGGAGTAGCAGGTGCTACAGGCCCAATGGGAGTAGCAGGTACAACAGGTCCTACAGGGGATGCTGGCCCAACAGGTCCTACAGGCCCATCGGGAGTAGCAGGTACAACGGGCGCTACAGGCCCAACAGGTGCTACAGGTGTAGCAGGCGCTACAGGTCCTACAGGGGATGCTGGCCCAACAGGTCCTACAGGCCCATCGGGAGCCACAGGCTCAACAGGGCCAACAGGGCCAACAGGTGCTACAGGTGTAGCAGGCCCAACAGGTGCTACAGGTGTAGCAGGCCCAACAGGTGCTACAGGTATAGCTGGCCCAACAGGTCCTACAGGCCCAACGGGAGTAGCAGGCCCAACAGGTGTAGCAGGTGCTACAGGTTCTTCTGGGTTAGGTTTCATTATTGCTAAGACTTATGTCTCAGTAGCAGCATTAACCACAGATACTAATCCTACAGGTATTGTACCAGGACAGTTTGCTATAATTGATACGGGTAGCGCGGAAAATTCGGAAAATTCTAGACTATATCTATGGAATGGCTCAATATATTCATATGTTACTGATTTATCAGGAGCCCAAGGTATTAGTGGTGCTACAGGTGCTACAGGTGCTACAGGTGCTACAGGTGCTACAGGAGCAACAGGAGCAACAGGAGCAGATAGTACTGTAGCAGGCCCTACAGGCCCTACAGGTGCCACAGGTGCCACAGGTGCTACAGGAGTAGCAGGCCCTACTGGCTCAACAGGAGCAACAGGAGCAGATAGTACTGTAGCTGGTCCTACAGGTCCTACAGGACCAGCAGGTACTGGTGGTGGTGGTGCCTCAACTACAGTGTCTGATACAGCACCAGTAAGTCCTACTACAGGCGCACTATGGCTAAATAGTACTACCGGCGAATTATTGATCTATTATAGTTCACAGTGGATACAACCATCAGGTGTACCGGGTACTGGCGGGGGAGGTAGTGCTCTTGTAATTAAAGATGAAGGTACTACAATTAGTTCTGCGGCTACTAGCTTAAACTTTGTAGGTAGTGGAGTTACAGCAACAAATTCTGCAGATGCAATAACAGTAACAGTATCAGCAGGTACACTAGCAAACCTAGATGGCGGTACGCCTTCCACTAGTTACGGCGGCATAACAGCAATTGATGCAGGGACACCATAATGGCTATACAAATACAATATCGACGCGGTACGGCAGCCGAATGGACTTCAGCTACCCCTGTTTTATCTATAGGCGAACCTGGCTATGAAACTGATACTGGAAAGTTTAAAGTAGGTAACGGTTCTAGTGCTTGGACTGCTTTATCCTACTCAAGTGGCCTAACTGGGCCAACAGGAGCCACAGGCTCAACAGGGCCAACAGGGCCAACAGGTGCTGCCAGTACGGTGGCCGGACCTACCGGTCCTACTGGCTCAATAGGTACTACAGGCTTAACGGGCCCCACTGGACCCACAGGTGCTACAAGTACTGTAGCAGGTCCTACTGGACCTACCGGTGCTGTAAGTACTGTAGCAGGACCTACAGGACCTACAGGACCCACTGGCGAAGTAACCCTAGTTGGTGTACAGACGCTTACCAATAAGACATTGACTGCTCCAGTACTCATAGGTACTAAGGAGACTAAGGTCGCCATCGCGGCTGCGGCAATAGACTTAGCTACAGGTAATTACTTCAGCAAGACAATCGCAGGAGCTACTACGTTTACTCTAGCTAACGTACCCGCAGCAGGTACTGCGATCAGCTTCATCCTAGACGTAACCAACGGTAGCGCCTTCGCCATCACTTGGTTCAGCGGAGTCAAGTGGGCTGCGGCTACTGCTCCTACACTGTCGGCTTCTGGGCGTGATGTACTAGGCTTTTTCTCTCATGATGGTGGAACCACCTGGAACGGGTTCGTACTTGGAAAGGCGATGGCATGAATCGTGACCTATTTGCTGCTAGTGGTGGAGTAATAGACGCTACCACCGATCCTTACTTTAATTACACCACGCTGTTGTTAAGCGGCGACGGTACGAACGGTGCTCAGAATAACACGTTTGTTGATGCATCAACGAATAACACTACCATCACACGTGCCGGTACTCCCACACAAGGCAGTTTCTCGCCCTTTTCTCAGACGGGGTGGAGTGGGTATTTTGATGGTAGTAGTTATCTAGAACCCAATGCATCGCTTAATACCACAATAGGTGGACTTGCAGGGTCGCTATGGACTATGGAATCTTGGGTATACGTATCATCTATATCTTCAGGTAACGGTTATCGTACAGGGATATTTGGTACTTATCAAGCAGTGGCTGCACAACGTTGGTGGTTTGGTTATAATAGTACTAATGGAACAGATATAACAGCAATGTTTACTACAGCAACCTCTGCAGGAGCTGAAGTTCAGACCGGCGGTACTATAACATTTGCATTAAATTCTTGGGTACATCTTGCAGTTACAATAGATGCTAGTACTGCATCTTCGTCAACTATTACATTATACGTAAATGGAGTCGGACAATCCTTTACTGGAAAAAATTTATCTTCATTTACGACAAACTATACTGCACCACCTATAGGTGGAAATTACTCACAGTATGTTAATAATCATACCGGATATATTTCTAACCTACGCCTTGTAAAAGGGGTAGCAGTCTACATCGGCAACTTTACAGTACCCATTGCACCACTAACAGCAACTCAAGCAGCCGGCACTAACATCGCAGCCATCACCGGCACAGCCACCAGTTTATTAACCTTACAAGACAATCGCTTCAAAGACAACGCACTCGCACCCAATGCGATCACTGTCGGAGGCACACCCAGCGTACAAGCCTTCTCACCCTTAGCACCCACTGCGGCGTACTCGCTACCCGCAGCTGCCGCAGGGTCGGCGTATTTTAATGGTACGAATAATTCTTTAATTACCCCAACATCTGCACTTTATGACTTTGGATCGGGTGCTTTTACTGTTGAATGTTGGATCTATCCTACTGTAATAGGAACTATCCAAGAATTGGCATTTCATGGCTGGGCAGGTTCAGGAGGGCTTAATTATGGATGGCGTGCAGAAATAAATGCTAGTAATCAATTGCAATTTTATGTTAACGGTGATACACGTGTATTTACTGATATAGTTGTAACATCTAATACTTGGAATCACTTGGCAATAACTGGTAGTGCTGGTACACTTTCAGCATATAAAAATGGTGTAAAAAGTGTCACTACTTGGAGTTATTCATCATTTGTTGATAGACCTATTGCTAACCTTGTCATAGGTGGATTTAATGATACTACTGAAAATGCAGCAGCACGTTGGTTTTATAAGGGGTACATCTCCAATTTCAGAGTAGTAAAAGGCACCGCAGTCTACACCGGTGCATTCACACCACCATCAGCACCGTTAACTGCAATAAGCGGTAGTGGTTATAGTACCAGCCTGTTAACCCTGCAGGATACTACCTTCAAGGATAAATCTGGCAACACTCTAGCAATCACTGCATCGAGCCCTGCGCCGGTGATTCAGTCATTTACGCCGTTTACTCAGGTTTGGGGTGGGTATTTTGATGGTAGCAGTTACTTAAGTATGCCTAATAGTGCAGGATTTCAGTTTCCCACAGGTACTGATTTTACTGTTGAATGTTGGGTAAACTTTAATAGTGTTTCTGGGGGCTCCTCTCAACAAATACTTTCACCTTGGGGTGGCAATAGTGGGTGGCAATTATATTGGCAAGGTGCTAGTAAAAAGTTTACTTGGTATGCTAATGCAAGTGCCATTATTTTAGGAACTATGGTTCCTGTTGCCAATACATGGTATCATGTGGCGATTAGTAGACAAAGCGGTGTAATAAAATCTTTTGTCAATGGCGTCCTTGATTATAGCGTAGCAGATACTGCAAACTACGCACAGACTAGTCCTCTGTATATTGGCGTAGAGACCGCATCGATAGGTTATCTCAGCGGTTATATTTCTAATGTGCGTATAGTTAAAGGTACTGCTGTGTATACGACTACCAGCACTATTGTTGGAGCTGTAGTATTTACACCTCCAGCTAAAACACTAAGCGCAACTCAAGCAGCAGGTGTGAATATCTCGGCGATATTCCCAGGACAGACCAGCTTGTTAACCTTACAGGATCCAACTTTCAAAGATAACGCAATCCTGCCTAACACGATCACTGCATCAGCTACGCCTCCTAAAGCTCAACTAGTATCAGCGCCATTCACGAGTGCTGCAACTGTGGATCCGGTTAATGGGTCGGGGTATTTTAATGGTACAAGTAATCTCGCTGTTCCAGCAGGTGCACCTTTTAATCTAACAACAGTAGATTTTTGCATTGAGATGTGGGTCTATCCAATAGCACAATCAACATATGGCGCGCTATTATCATTTGATGTGCAGGATTTTCCTTTAATGTTTCAATGGGCAAGTGCTGGTTCTGCAAATATTAGGTTTTATGCAGGATCCTCAACTGCATGGATTTCAGGCACTCCATTAGATTTTGGTACAACCGTATTAAATACATGGGCACATATTTGTGTTACGCGAACTAACGGTGTATTCCGTACATTCAAAGATGGTATATTATCAACTGTACTAGCTGGACAAGAAGCTTACTCTATTGGTAATAGCGCAGGTTCCGTTTATGTTGGTAGTAATGGTGCTGCAGGAGGTTTTTCTACTGCATATATTAGTAATCTAAGGATAATAAAAGGTACCGGTAACGTACCAGTTGCTTATCAAACATCTAGTACAACATCAGGTACTGCTATCTTCCAACCACCATCAGCACCTCTAACCGCAGTAACAGGTACCAGCCTACTAACCCTGCAGGACACTACCTTTATTGATAAATCTGGCAACACTCCAGCAATCACTACATCAGCAACACCTCCAGTGATGCGTGCCTTCACACCGTTTGCGTCAAATTGGGGTGGGTATTTTAATGGTTCGACAAATTATTTATTGACAACAAATGTATTATCAAACGCAGGCAATTTTACAATTGAATGTTGGGTTTATCCACAAACCAGTGCTAGTGGTAGAGCAATTTGTGGAGCAGCAGGTTGGGAATTATATCTATCAGGATTTGCAGTAAATTTTGTTTATCATAGTGTCGCAGTCTATAGTAGTAGTTTAACTTTAAAACAAGATTGTTGGAATCATGTTGTAGTAGAACGTTATAATTTTGTAGTAGGTACTTCTGGAGGATATAAAATATTTGTAAATGGGGTTATGTATGATACTGGCGCCTTCGTTGCCGGAGGCGGAACTGCCTTACCTACTCAAATGGGTCTTTTAGTGGGGGGCAGCTACTACGCCAGTACTCCTAGACTATGGTGGGCAGGATACATCTCCAACTTACGTATCGTCAATGACACCGCAGTCTACACAGCAAACTTCACGCCGCCATCAGCACCCTTAACTGCAATAACCGGCACCAGTCTACTAACCCTACAAAACAACACTTTCATTGATAACGCAACACCACCTAATACGATCACAGCAACCGGCTCACCTAAGACTCAGTTACTAAACTTACCCTTTACGTCCTCAATCACAAAGGTTGCAGCACCGTGGAACATCTCAGTGACTGCGCCACTTGCTACGGTTGGGGGTAGTATGTACTTTGATGGTAGTTCAGGTGAAGGTGGATCTGCTAATAATTTAACCCTACCTGCAATTTTAGCTACCACATTATTAGGTAGTAGTGATTTTACAATAGAATGTTGGTTTTATATGACTGCAGCCCCTGTAGGACGATCATATTGCTTAATAACAAACTATTATAATTCAACTAATGGATATAGCATAAACGTAAATTCATCTAGATTAATTACATTTAATGCGGCAGGAGATGGTACAAATATCACAGGTACCACGGTATTACCTATTAATAGTTGGCATCATTTAGCATTGTGTAATACAGGAGGTACTTCTTCGAAATTATATATAAATGGTATTCAAGAAGGATCTACTTTTACTGGCACACATAGAGTTGGTGGAGTGAGTCAGCCATTTTGGATTGGTCAGTTATATGCAGCTGCTTATTATTCTAATTTTACTGGATACATCGCCAACTTCAGAGTTGCCAAAGGCGTAGCAGTCTACACCGGCGCATTCACTCCTCCCACAGCACCTCCGCAACCTACTCAAACTCCCGGTCTGCTAGGCACCAACGTCAACGCAGTCGATGGCACTAACACCAGTTTGCTGCTACTCGGCAGCAACGCCGGTATCTACGACGCCACCGCTAAGAACGACATAATTACTGTAGGTAATGCTCAGGTATCAAGCACACAGATCAAATATGGTACTGGTGCTATGTACTTTGATGGTACTGGGGATTATATAAACTGTGGGTACAGTCCACAGTTTGACTTTGGTACTGGTGACTTTACTGTTGAATGTTGGGTGTATACAACATCGTATGCTACTGCACAAGGACTATTTGAATCTAGAGTAAAGGCAGACGTAGTAGAAGCAAATAGACTAATAATTTCAATCCTAGTTACTTCAGGGTATCCACAATTATATAATGCATCTAATGATGTAGCTGTAATTTCAACAATTGCGATACCCTTAAACACTTGGACACACGTTGCATGTACTCGTAATAGTGGAACAGCTAGAGTATTTGTGAACGGACAAGTAGGTGCAACAAACGCATCATTTACTACTAATTTTCTTGTAAATAAACTAGTAATAGGAGCATGGATACAAGTATCCGGTGGTGGGGTTTATAACCGTAACTTTATTAATGGATACATTGATGACTATAGAATCACCAAGGGCATAGCAAGATACACCGCAGCATTCACACCCCCAACTAAAGCAATGATAGGACAATAACATGTTAATAGCAAAAATACAGGACGGGGCAGTGGCTGAGGTCGCAGACTACAAGCAGTTGTTCCCCAATACATCGTTTCCGCCATCAGGTCCAGACTCTGAGTTCTTATTCGAGAACTCGTGTCTACCGGTAAACCTCTGGAAGGCGTATGATCGCACAACTCAGAGGTTGCTGCCCTCAGCAGCGTATATCGAAGACGGGCAGGTGTTCTTAGTTACGGTACAAGACAAGACCGCAACAGAGATCGCCAACGAGGCTCGTGACGTAATCATCGCAACCAACACGCAGAACACCGTCGCGCGTGCTACAGCGTACTCTGTCGAGGCTGACCCCTTGTTCTTCAAGTCACAGCGTGGTGAAGCGACGCATGAGGAATGGCTCGCAAAGGTCACCGAGATCAGGACTCGCTATCCGGTGGCGCTTGTACCGGATCTAGCGGTGGAACCTCCTGCACCAACTCCAGAGCCAACTCCAGAGCCAACTCCAGAGCCAACTCCAACACCTACTTAAGGAGATAATATGGCAATAACATTTCCTTCTAGTCCTACCTTAAATCAAACTACCACGACAGGTAGTCAGTTATGGATCTGGAATGGTACTAACTGGAAGTCTGCAGCAGCCGGAGCAGGATCTGCAGTGTATGATACCGCTGCAATTAGCACCGGTTACTTTTCACTACCTGCTGGTACTACGGGAGAGCGTCCTGCCAGTCCAACTGCTGGCATGACTCGATGGAATACTACACTCGGTGTTGGGGAGATGTGGACAGGTTCAACTTGGTACACATATGTTACTTCAATTTCTTATGTATCTGCCACAGGTGGTACTATTACCACTTCAGGTAACTATAAAATACATACGTTCACATCGAGCGGTATTTTCACACCAACTATTGGTGGTACTATAGAGTACTTAGTAATTGCTGGAGGCGGTGGTGGTGGCAGTTCAGCAGGCAGTATGGGTGGTGGTGGTGGTGGTGGTGCGGGTGGACTTACTACTACTGCGGATTTCGCTGTGACAGCTCAAGCATATAGCATTGTAGTAGGAGCCGGTGGTGCTGCTGGTGCAACAGGAACTGCTGCAAATGGCACTAATGGTATTAATTCTACATTTTCAACTATAACTGCAATTGGTGGTGGGGGCGGGGGCAATGGTGCTGGTAGTGGTGCTGGAGCATCTGGCGGGTCCGGTGGGGGCGGTGGTTGGTCAAGTGGCGGTGGTGGAGTTGCGTCAGTAAGTGGATCTCAAGGATTTGCTGGCGGAAATGCAGGCCAGCCTAATGGTGGTGGAGGTGGTGGTGCCGGCGCCGTTGGAGCAAATAATGGAGCAAGCGGAGGTGGTATAGGAGCATATTCTTCAATAACTGGAACATCTATTCCGTATGCCGGAGGTGGGTCTGGTGCCGGAGGCGGAGCAGCTTCAGCTGGCGGTGGTGGTAGTTTCAGTGCTAACGTTGGATTACCAGGTACAGCAAATAGTGGCGGTGGCGGTGCTGGTGGATACTCTGCAGGTGCAGCCGGTGCTGGCGGATCCGGTATAGTCATCATTAGATACCTGTTCCAGTAATATTTTAAAGAAAGAAAGTATGTCACATTTTGCACAAGTAGTAGACGGTATCGTCACTCAGGTACTAGTTATAGAACAGGACGTGCTCGACACTGGTCTTTTTGGTACTGGTTGGATTCAAACTAGTTATAATACTCAGGGAGGGGTTCATCCCGAGGGTCGGCCTTTACGTAAAAACTATGCAGGTATAGGATATACATACGATCCAGTACGTGATGCATTTATCCCCCCGAAACCGTACCCAAGTTGGGTACTTAACGAAGATACATGTTTATGGGACGCACCAGTAGCACACCCCACCGATGGTAAGATGTATACGTGGGATGAAACCACAAATACTTGGATAGGAGCATAAATTGAGTAAGCTAAGAATTGCAGTATACGCTATTAGTAAAAATGAAGAGGCTTTTGTAGAGCAGTTTATTAAATCTGCACAAAAGGCAGATTTAGTACTAATAGCAGATACAGGTAGTACAGATAAAACTGTAGAATTAGCACGCGAGTTAGGTGCTACAGTACATTCTATTTGTATAAACCCCTGGAGATTTGACAAAGCCAGAGATGCAGCCTTAGCTCTTGTTCCCAAAGATATAGACGTATGCATTAGTATAGATCTAGATGAAGTATTAGAAGAAGGCTGGCGAGAGGAAATTGAACGTGTTTGGCAGTCTTCTACTACTCATTTAAGATATAAGTATGATTGGGGTCAAGGAGTAATATTCTTTGCAGAAAAAATACACAGTAGACATGGATATCATTGGCATCATCCTTGCCATGAATATATTAGAGCCGACCCTAGAATTGAAGAAGTTTGGGCTAATACTGATAAGCTATTAGTTACCCATCATCCTGATCCTACTAAAAGTAGGGGCCAATACCTTGAGTTATTAAAAGTAGGTGTTACTGAAGATCCTTATTGTCCTAGAAATGCTTTTTATTATGCTAGAGAACTTACATTCTACTATCATTGGGAGGAAGCTATAGTTGCTCTAAATAAATATTTAGATATGCCTAATGCTACTTGGAATCCAGATAGAGCATACGCTATGCGCTTAATAGGTAAAGGCTACAATGCTTTAGGAAAACATACTGAAGCATTATATTGGCACCGCCTAGCCTGTGAAAAAACACCAGATTCTAGAGAACCTTGGTGTGCTTTATCTTTGTATTGCTATGAACAATCTAATTGGTCTGAGTGTTACTATGCAGCCGATAAAGCATTAAATATAACCTTTAGAGAGCAGTTATATACGTCCGACCCTACGGCTTGGGGCTTTCAGCCCCATGATTTAGCAGCTATTGCTGCGTGGAATCTAGGATTAACGGATAAAGCTCTATCGCATGGTTTAAATGCTTTGGAACTTGCTCCAGACGACACTAGATTACAAGATAATGTGAGACTAATGAGATGTGGATCCTAAACTGGTTACCTGACTGGCTTTTCTATGTAATGTTTTTCACAGGAGTATTATCGTTAGTAATTGGTAAGATACTTGCCGATTTCCGGCTATACGCCTATCCAGCAGGTGTTGTGCTAATAATTATGGGTACATGGTACTCAGGCGGCATTGCTAAAGATCATGAATGGAAAGAAAAAGTAGCAGAAGTAGAAGCTAAATTAGCCCTTGCCCAACAAGCAAGTGCTAAAGTAAACGAAAAGATAATTACTAAGGTAGTTACCAAGAATCAGATAATTAAACTACGTGGGGATGATATAGTAAAGTATATCGATAAGGAAGTTATCAAATATGATAATACTTGTAAAATCCCTATCGAAGTAATTATTGTACATAACATGGCTGCTAAACATGATTAAATATATCGCTATTCTATTATTAGCTGGATGCGCTACGGCAGTACCTGTAAAGCAGGTATTTCCTAGCGTACCAGAAGAATTGTTAAAGCCATGTCCTGCCCTAACTACTATAGATACTCAGGAGATTAAATTAAGCGAGTTCTTAAATATTGTTAGCGCAAACTATACCAAGTACTACCAGTGTTCTAATGTATTAGAAGCATGGACAACTTGGTATAAAGAAAATAAGAAAATAAGCGAGG